GCCGCAGGCGGCGCCTGTGTGGGCGCAGGCTGGCCCTGGCGCGCCTGGGGGACCGCTGGCGCGGTCGGGCGCACCTCGCCCTCCAGCGGCGCCACCGTGCCGGGTTCCTCGTCGTCCTGCCGCCGCTCGCCGTGCGCCGCGCCGGGGTCGGCGTGCTGCACGGTCACCGGCGGCAGGTCTTCCTCCAGCGGGTTCACGTTGCCCTCGATGACGGGCCCGAAATCGATCAGGTGCCGGTCCTGCGCATCTTCCAGCCGCGCCACCGCCGCCATCTCGACCGTTTTCGGCAACCACTTGTAGCCGTGGCGAATGGCCGTCTTCTGGCCCATCGCCACGAAGTGCTTGACCCACGGCGCCTCGGTCCAGGCGGCCGGCAGCTTCCTGCCCTCGCGCTCGGCGCGCTCCTTCGCCGCCAGCGCGGCCTGGTATCCCTGGCTGCCGTTGCGAACGCGGATGACCTTGCTGTAGGGCAGGACTTCAAACGCCTGCCCGTTGTCCAGCTTCGAGTACATGTAGAAAAACAGCGGATCGTCGTTGTCGCCCTGCAGCCCCTTCGGCCGGTGCTGAAGATGCTCGTTCGACCCGTATTCGTAGCTGAAGTCGTCGCCGGCATAGACCGCGTGAGCCGCGATGCTCTGCACCCGGCGGTGGCGATAGGCGAGATCCAGGTAGCCCTGATACCCGATCACCAGCTGCAGGTCGTAGCCGTCGTCCACCATCTGGCGCGACGTCTTGTCGTAGCGCCGCTTCTTGAACGGGATCATGTAGGCGTGGCCCTGGGGGGTATTCGGCTCCAGCCCCAGGAAGGTGCAGGTCATGAACACCCCCAGCACCGACATGAGGTTGCACTGGTCAAAGGCGGGGTTGTTCCGGGCCGCCTGCCGGAACGTCGCCATCAGGCGCTGCGCCGTCATGTGCTGCGGCGCGGCATCGGCCACCGCGCGCTGGAATTGCTGCGTCATCAGCGCCTCGCCGATCGTCCTGGCATCCGCCAGCCGCATGGAGGACGCGCGGGTCGGCGGCTGTGGCTTCGGTTCGGGGGCAGTAGCGTCCGTCATGGTCCGTCTCCTGGTTGTGCAGCGGGCCGGCTCAGCGCACGCCGGCCTTGAGTTCGCGATAGAATTCGACCCCGGGGATGGGCTGCTCGCCGCCTGCGATGCGCGGGTCGGTCTTCGCCGTCGCCAGCAGCACCTGCTCATTGATCAGCAGATACTGCGTGGGCACCTTGCCGATGTCGGTCACCCGCACCTTCCAGGGGGTCTTCCTGGTGTGCACCGTGGTGCCGTAGTCGCTGCGCACCGGCGCCGGGGCCACCGGGGCGGCCGCGATCGCCTCAGCCCGTTCCTCAGCCTCCACCGCCGCATCCAGCAGCTGCGAGCTGGCCTGCCGCTCGGCCTCGGCGGCAAGGCGGGCGGCCTCGGCGCGCTGGCGTTCCGCAGCCTCTTGGGCGACGCGGCGCGCCTCCGCCTGCTGGCGCTGCACGAAGGCGTCCATGCGCTTGGTGACCGCATCCTTGGCCGTGCGCAGCGGGTCTGCCAGGTCGCGGCCGAAGAACCCGTCGATGGTGCGCTGCGCGGCCAGGACCGGCGCCTTCACCGCGGTGCGGCGCGCATCGACGGTCGACAGCTGCGCGGTGAGCTGGCGCACGAAATCGCCGGCCCGGCCCAGCACCTCCTCCGACGCGATGCCGTTCTTGGTCAGCTCGTCGAACCGCTGGAACGCGGCCGTCAGCTCCTCGGTGCGCCGAAACAGATCCAGCGTGTCGGCCTGCAGGTCGGCCAGCAGCTGCTCTGGATCCAGCGCCTGGGCAAGGTTGAGCCGCTGGCTGTTGTGGCCAGGGCCCGGGGGGGCAACGGTGGTGGCGTCAGCCATTGGCGGTGTCTCCAATGAAGATGGGCGGGGTGCCCCCAATTTCGGTGTAGGGCAGGGACGAAGTGGGCGCCGGCACAGCCGCGACGGGTGGCGCCGCTTCGTCCCAGTCGAGCGGCACCGCGGCGGCCATCGCCAGATCGCGCTCGATGGCGGCCAGCTCGATTTCCAGCGTGCGATGCAGGGTCTGCGGCGGCAGGTGCATCTCGAACGTGGTGAGGGCGCGCACCGTGACCGGCACGGTCGGGCGCGAGTCCGAATCCACGGCGCTCAGGTGCCCGAGCAGCTCGCGGCGCCTGGTCAGCAGCCGCGTCACCTGGCCGTTCCGCGCGGTGATTCGGGCGATGGTGGTGTCGTCCATGGTGGTCCTTTCGGGTCAGAAGGCAGGGGGCAGCGCACCCAGGCGGATCGGCCGCTCGGGGTTGGCTTCGGGGCTGTCGGGGGAGTGCACGCGCGCCCAGGCGGCGCGCTCGACCAGGAAGGCATGCTCGCTGGCATCGATGCGAAGGCCGTAGTGCCAGATGCGGAAAACACCCTCGGCCAAAGCCGGGTCAGGGTGCCCGTCGGCCACCTTGCCGTTGATGGTCGCACTCCAGCGGCCGGCGTCGTCGCGCCGGATCTCGGCCGCCACAAAGGGGCCCCCGCGCACCAGCCGCACTTTGAACAGCCCGGGCTCGGGCTGGTCGACGCGGCGGGCAACCTGGGTGCGGTCGTGCGCCATCAAAGCACCTGCAGGGCGTGCCATGCCGCGATCGTGATCGCGCCGAGGATCGCGCCGGCCAGCAGCTCAAGCATCCTGCGCGCTATGCGGCGGGCCAGCCTGGCGGGCGGCGACGTAGCCTGATTGGGGTGGCGCATTAGTGTCGTCCGGGGTTGATATGCCGACGATAGTGCACCTATAAAACCCGGCGCAAGTGGAAAACTTAAAAACCTCGAAGGTAGGTGACGAGTGGCGCATGACAGCAAGCGACCGGGGGCGGAGACGTCGCCGAGGGCGAAAAACCGCGGTGGCAGGCCGAAGAAAGCGCGAACCGATCAGGGCCTGAAGGATGCGATCGAGGCGGCCGGATCGCTGGGCGTCCTGGCAGCGATCGCGGGGGTGACCACCGGCGCGGTGTCGATCTGGGAGCGTGTACCGCAAAAGGCGGTCGACGCGATCTCGGCACGGCTGCAGATTTCCAAACACCGGCTTCGGCCGGATCTCTACGACGAAGCCAACCAGCCGATCACGAAACAGTGACCTCACCCGGCGGCCGCGTGCCGCTTTACCCGGAGGGCCCCATGGCCAAGCGACTCGACCACAATGAGACGGGCGGCCTGTCGCCCGATGCGTTCCTGCAGCACTATCGCCGCATCCGCCAGGCGCGCACGCCGATGGAGACGGCGGTCGGCGTGTATCGCAAGGAGATCCAGCGCGCCAAAGATGCCGGCGTGGACACGCTGGCCCTGTCGCTGATGGAGAAGCTCTCGAAGGTCGGGGAGGAACAGGCAGCGCTGCACCTGCGCAACCTGTTCCGGTATGCCGGCTACACCGGCGTCGACCTGGGCCAGAAGCAGGGCGACCTCTTCGGCGCCGAAGGCGAGCAGGCACCCACCGAGGAAGCGACCACGCTGTTCAGCGAGCAGCTGGCCGACGAGAACGGCTACAAGGCCGGCCGCGCCCGCGACGACGCGACCACCAACCCGCACGAAGCGGGCAGCGCCGCCCATGCCGCCTGGGCCCGCGGCTGGCAGCGCGGGCAGGGCGAAGAGGTGATGGCCACGTTCGGCCGCAAGGAGGCGCCGAAGCAGTCCACCCGGCGCGCCCGCAACGCGGCGGCCGAGACGCGCACTGCCTCGCAGGCGGCTGAGGGCGAAGCCGGCGGCGGCGAGTCGCAGGCGGATGCGGAGAACCCCGACAAGGATCCGCCGATGGACACCAGCAAGGTGGTGCCGATCGGCAAGGCGGCGCGCGGGCGCGGTGCCGGCGGCAAGGCTGCCGCGGCGCTCACCCCGCGGCAGCGCAAGGCGGCGGCGGCTTCCATGGACAAGCTGACCGGCGCGCCGGTGACCGACGCTGCGCCGGTGTTCTGACCCATGACCGAGGCGGGGGGTATTCTGGCTCTGGACCTGTCGTTGACCACAGGATGGGTCTATGGCGGCCTGCGCACGACCACCCCCCGCATCGGTCGATGGTTCCTGAACGGTGGGATCCACGACATGGGCCAAGCCTGGGTGGATCTGCAGAACCGGCTGGAGGACTTCATCCAGCTGCAGCGGCCGTCGTTGATCGTCTACGCGCTGCCCTACGCCAAGGTGCAGACCACCGCCCGGCTGGGCCTGGGGCTGGCGGCGCACGCGGAGTCGTCGGGCTGGCGCATGGAGGTGAAGGTGCGCGAGATCCCCGAGGCAACGGCCCGCAAGCAGGTGCTGGGCCGTGGCGGCTTCGCCCAGCGCGACGAGCACAAGCGCATCATCAAGGGGTCGGCGCGGAAGAACGCCAAGGATGCGGGCATGGCCTGGTGCGAAGGCAAGGGCTGGCCCGTGCGCGACGACAACGAATCCGACGCGTGCGTGATCTGGGAGTTCTCGCGCCGCTTCGTGCTGAGCCGGCAGCAATGGAGCCAGCTGGTATGAGCCGCGCTCACCGCTACGTGGAGCCGCAGTTCGGGCCGGCGCCGATCGACATGAGGGGCAAGCGGCTTGCCCATTGGGTGGTGCAGCAGAAGACCCGGTCGCGCCGATCGCGCGCGCAATGGGTGTGCCGATGCGACTGCGGCGAGACCACCACGATATCGGGCACCCACCTGCGGTCGATGGAACGCCGCGGCGTCATCGCCTGCACTGCGTGCGGCCGCGGCGCCGGCTCGCCGAACCCTGCCAACAAGGCGTGATCGCGGAGAATTCAATGGCCGACGGAGTCGTGGTCCCGTTCCCTGATCGTGAGGCGCCGGCGCAGGCGGCTGAAGCACTGACCCGGGCCCGCGAGGCGCACCTGACCGGCTTCGAGGCATAGCTGCGCCAGGCGAACCCCTCACGCGACGATGCCGAGCTTGAGATCGAAGTATTCGCCGCCTCGGCGCGGCAGATGGTGCAGCTCTACATCAGGCGGGGGACCTAAAAAACCCGTTGGACTGCGGCCGGCCGCGAATTATTGTCCCGCCCCGTAACAGGAGGTGCCCACGTGGCCGACAACGTAGTGCAGCTGCGGCCGAAGGATCGGCCGACCGTCGACCCCTACGCCGAGCTGCAGCGGCAGCGCACCGCGATGATCGGTGCCTGGACGGCATGGCTCGCCACCCAGCCCGAACCCGGCGATGTGCTGCAGGAGATCCACGGCACTACGTGCGCCATGCGGTCCCTGGCCGACCTGATGGCGATCGCCGCCGGGCGGCACGGCGGATGAGCGCCTCGGCACGGCAACCCCCGGGAGGTGGCTCGGGGTCCTCGCTGCTCGGCCTCTCCCAGCGGCTGCCCCCCACCAACCTGCAGGCCGAACAGGCGCTGCTCGGCGCGATCATGGCGAACGCGAAGGCATACTACGCGGTCGCCGACTTCTTGCAGGCGCACCACTTCGCCGACCCGGTGCACCAGGCCATCTACACCGCCATGGGCCGCATCATCGCGGCTGGCGGCGTGCCCGACGCGGTGCTGCTGGCCCGGCACTTCACGAACAGCCCGGTGCTGGAGCCGGTGGGCGGCACCGCCTACATCGCCCAGCTGCTCACCGCGATGGTGGGCATCATCAACGCCAAGGAATACGCCAAGGCGATCGCCGACGACTGGATTCGGCGCGAGATGATCGACGCGGGCGAGGCGCTGGTGAATGGCGCCTTCGACCGGTCGGTCGAGGTGCAGGATCTGCTCACCGACACGATGCGGTCGGTGGACGCGGTCTCGATTACCGGGGCCACCCGGGCGCCGATGGTGTCGCTGAACGCCGCGATGGACGAGGCGATCGCGCGCGCCGAGCGGGCGGCTTCCGGCCGCGGCCGCGGGGGCACCCTGACCGGGTTCCCCAGCCTGGACCGGGTCTACAACGGCATGCTGCCCGGCACCTTGCACGTCATGGCCGGGCGGCCGGGCATGGGCAAGTCGGCCCTGGGATGGCAGATTGCCATCCACGCCGGCTTGGGCTGCCGCGACGGCATCACGCCCGGCGGCGTCTTCGTGCAGTCCCTGGAGATGGGCGCGGGAGAGCTCGGCGAGCGCGCGCTGTCGGCCTTCGGCGGGATCCCGGGCGAGCTGCTGCAGCGCGGCGAGCATCAGTTTCACCGCTCGGCTCTGTCGATGGCGCGCGAGGACCTCAACGACCTGCCGATGCTGATCGACGAAACGGCGGCGCTCAACATGCAGCAGATTGCGGTGCGGGCCCGCGAGGCGCACCGCAAGTTCGGCGGGCTGGCGCTGATCCTGGTCGACCACCTGCACATCGTCGCATTCGATGCCGATGCCGCCCGGCGCGGCACCGGGCCCACCCAGGCCGTGGGCGAGATCAGCCGCGGGCTGAAGAAACTGGCGAAGGACCTGCGCTGCCCGGTGCTGGCGCTGGGGCAGCTGAACCGCAGCGTCGAGGCGCGCGAGGACAAGCGGCCCACGCTGCCGGATCTGCGGCAGTCGGGCGACATCGAGCAGGATGCCGATTCCGTGGTGTTCCTCTACCGCCCCGAATACTACCTGCCGAAAGACGCGCCCGAGCAGAAGGTCGGCGAGAACCTGGCCGCCTGGCAGGCGCGGGTGCGCGACTACGACGAGCAGAAGTCGCGCCTGGCCGGCAAGGCGGAGGTGATCTTCGAGAAGGTGCGCGGCGGCCGGCCGCAGATCGTGCGCATGAAATGGGAGGCAGAAACGACCCACTTCGTCGACCCGCGCGCGTAGCGGGGCGCTTGCGTTGACTCGGTTCGGATAGGGTATAAAAAAGGCTGGCCGGGGAGCGCACCACCGCTCGACCCGGCCATAGCAGCGAGAGGGATCGCTACCTTGGTCACATATATACTCAAAAACCCCCTGCGGTTCAATGACGGCACCATGATTCCGGTGTTCAAGTCGTGAGTATCGAGGGGATCAAGGCGGCCTTCGCGTCGCCCGTTGCAAGTCCGACCCAGAAGGCCATCATGGTAGTCCTGGGGAATTACGCGAACCAGGACCACGAATGCTGGCCATCGATCGCCACCATCGTGGCCGACACCGCTTTCAGTGAACGCGCCGTGCGGGGCGCGCTGCGCGGGCTGGAGGCCGAGGGAGTGATCGTTCGGCGCGAGCGAACCGACGACACCGGCGCATCCCTGCCTGCGGCCTATTACCTCGCCTTCGTCGCCGATCCTCCGCCTCGCGTCGTGCCGCTGCGACGAGGGCGCCAGGCATGAGCTTCCGGGCGATGATCTGGGCGTGGGAGGTCGATGGCCTCACGTCCACCACGAAGCTGGTGCTGCTGTCGCTGGCGCAGCACGCCAACGAGGACGGCGCCCATGCCTTCCCCTCGGTGGCGACGAT